ATGCACTTAAAGGAAATAAAGGTATCTTTACACATAATTCAGTAAGAAAAGACAAGTCAGATATGTATCCTTGTCCAAGAGTAATACAAATGTTAAAAAACTTATAATTATGAAATTTAGAAACAACTGGAACACATCAAGAAAGCAATGGGATAAATTTGCTGTAAGATTTAGAGTAGGTATTATAGACTTCTTTACAGTAGAAGTAGATATCTCTAGAGACTTTTATATGCTAACAATATTAAACTTTACAATTAAAAATAGATAAAGCTTCTCTAAGCACAGGAATCCAGGTAATTTAATTTATCTGGATTTTTTTTTGTTTAAATCTTTTCCGTTTAAACTTTTCTTGTATATTTGTGTAAACATTAATTATATAAAAATGGAAAACCAACAAGAAAAAACATTTACTCAGGAAGAGGTAGATGCTAAGAAAGAAGACATGTTAAAGTTTTATACTGAATCTTTAACATACTTAGAAGCTCAATTAAAGTATGAAACTATTCTAATGAATATAGATGAAGTAAGATTTAAAAGAGCGCAGTTTCAGATTCAGTATGCTATGATGATGGCACCACCAGAAGAGGAGGAAAACAATGAAGAAGAAACAAGAGTTAATCCAGAAACTTCTCAAAGAAGATTAAAGAAACAGTAATGGCTTTAGTTAACCAAGTACAGAAAAGAGTAGTAATGTCTAAAAAAGACGTTATCAAATATCAGATACTAACTCACTGTTATATTAAACGTATAACAGTGAGTAATTCTGACTTAGATTGTCTTACTTTACTTAGTGATTTAGGTCCTATTGAATTATCTGCATTCTGTTATGAAGCATCTGATGAATACACAATTTTTAAATCAGAACAAACAGTTAGAAATTGTATAAATAAGTGTGAGAAACAAGGATTAGTTGTAAAAGATCCAAAAAATAAAAAGATTGTACTATTAAATCCTGTGATGAAAATACAGACAGACGGTGACATATTCTTAGATTATAAATTTTTGGGCAGATGATTCCAAAAAAATCTAAATTACTATATAAAGATGTATCAGAAGAAATGAATGTTTCTGAAAATTTAGTAGATGCATTGATTGACTTTTATTATAGAGAACTTAAAAATACACTTACCAATTTACAACACCCAACAATAAATGTTGAGGGATTAGGTCAATTTGTAATTAGAAAAAATTTAGTTACTAAATCTATTCCGAAATGCAATAAGATGTTAGAGAACCATGATACATCAACATTCAAAGCATACTATAACAAGAAAGCTATTGAAGAAAGAGTTCAGTTACTAGAAAAAATGAATGAAATGATAAATCAAGATTCTTTAAGAAAAGAAATATTTAATCAAAATAAAAATGAAAAATACACTCAAAATAATTTGGGAGAATAGAAAACAGATTCTTGAAGGGATAAGTAATTCTATTATTAGAGATGAAACGGTTGAAGAAATTGCAACTTTAAGATATTCAATATGCGAAGAATGTTCCAGCAAAGGTAAAAAATGTGCAGTAAAAGGTACAGCTCCATGTTGCAATGAATGTGGATGCTCATTAAGTTTTAAAACTAGATCTTTATCATCTGAATGTCCATTAGGCAAGTGGTCTGCAATGGCTACTGAAGATGAAGAAACTAAACTAGAAGAGCTATGAGTATAGTATTTAATTCTGAAGATCATAGCTATAGAAGCATTGATGAAAGTAATATTAATTGGATAAGTGTTACTACACTAGTATCTCATTTTAAAAAACCTTTTGATGCTAAAAAAATTGCTGAAAAAGTAAGCAAAAAAAAGAACTCAAAATGGTATGGTATTGATCCAAAAATAATTCAACAAATTTGGACTAATGAAGCTGACAGATCAACTACACTTGGAACATGGTACCATAACCAAAGAGAAAGCGATTTATCTTCTTTAGCATCAATAGAAAGAGAAGGTATTACAGTTCCGATATTTAAACCAACTGAACTTAATGATGGAATTAAACTTGCTCCATCTCAAAAATTAGAATCTGGTGTTTATCCAGAACACATGGTTTATTTAAAGTCTGCAGGCCTTTGTGGACAATCAGATCTTGTAGAGATAGTTAATGGTCATGTAAATATTATTGACTATAAAACAAACAAAGAAATCAAAAAAGAATCCTTTGTTGATTGGGAAGGTAAATCAGAAAAATTACTTGCTCCTGTTGATGCATTAGATGATTGTCATTTCTACCATTATGCTTTACAACTTAGTATTTATATGTATATTATATTGAAGCATAATCCCAAACTGAAGCCAGGAAAGATATTTATTCATCATATAACATTTGAAATAGAAAGAGAAGACGAGTGGGGATACCCAATTGTTAAGTTAGATGATAATAAAGATCCAATTATGAATAAAGTAATTCCTATTGCGGTTCCATATTTAGTTGATGAAGTAATGGCAATTATTCATTATCTTCATGATAATAGACATAAAATAAAAAAGAAATGAATTTTACAAAACTATTTGATGTTCAGAATGGAGTGGTAATTCCTACTGAACATTGTTATACATTAAAGGCTCTTAAGGATGTCATGGATGAATATCCGGATGACTATCTTAAAATATATATGTATCTCTTTTATATGTGTTGTCCAAATCCAGATTTAAATCCTTTTTTCTTTACACCAGATATGGAAAAAGAAATGATGATTATGGATCAAATAGGAGGAGAATTTTCTACAGAAGATGAAACAGTTTTTGTGGCACTGCAGTTCTGCCAAAGAATGTATGAAACTCCTACATCCAGAGCATACAAAGGAATTGCATCTATGTTAGATAGATTAGGTAGATATATGGAAAATACACCAATTACACATGGTAGAGATGGGAACTTTAACTCTCTTATTGCTGCAGCTAAAAACTATGAAGCTATTAGACAATCATTTAAGGGTGCTTATAAAGATCTACAAGAAGAACAATCTAGTAAAGTAAGAGGTGGTCAAGGATTAGCATATGACATGTAATGAGTGAAATTTATAAAGATATACCGACTTATGAAAATGAAACATGGACAACAACCAGCTTTGAGTCCAGAGAAGACTTTGCTGACTTTATCAGAAGTATATTTAAAGAACCAGGTCAGTACAATTTCAATGAAACTACCAATAAAGTATTCATATCTGAGGCAATCAAATTCAAAGAAGATAGAGTATATTGTATAGCTCCCTTTAAATCAAAAGACTTTATAAACTATTGGGATGATCAAAAGACCAAGTGTAGAAAAGGAATAATAGTTAAAGATGGGGATTTAATTTGGTTTGTATGTAGAGAATACTACATGTGGTTAAACTTTCTACCAATCTTTGATAAGGAGGAACAGAACTTTGGTTTTGCTAAAATAAGAGATGCTCAATATCATTTGGCACTCTATGAACTTCTTGCCGAACTTAACTATAAACATGCAGCAATTTTAAAAAAACGTCAGATTGCATCTTCTTATTATCACATGGGCAAGTTTATAAATCAGCAATGGTTTGAAGCTGGTGTTACTCTTAAGATGGGTGCAAGTCTTAAAGATTACATTAATGAGAAAGGATCCTGGAAATTTTTACAGGAATATGCAGCATTTCTAAATGAACATACAGCATGGTACCGTCCAATGTCACCAGACAAGGTAATGATGTGGCAGCAAAAGATTGAGGTTAGAAAAGGAGATAGAAAGAATGAGGTTGGACTCAAAGGGACTATTCAAGGTATGTCATTTGAGAAAGATCCAACAAATGGTGTAGGGGGTCCAGTTAAATACTTTTTTCATGAAGAGGCCGGAATTGCTCCTAAGATGGATCAGACCTATGAGTATATGAGACCAGCAATGAGATCTGGTTTAATGACTACAGGAATGTTTATTGCTGCAGGATCTGTGGGAGATTTATCTCAATGTCTTCCATTAAAAGATATGATTTTAAATCCTACGGCAAAAGATATATATGCCGTAGAAACAGATCTTATTGATGATAAGGGTACAACAGGTCTTTCAGGTTTGTTTATTCCAGAACAATGGTCTATGCCTCCATATATTGATGAATATGGTAACTCACTTGTAGAAGAAGCATTAGATGCATTGCAAAGACAATTTAAAGAATGGAAAGAAGAATTGGGACCAGAAGATTATCAGTTAAGGATATCTCAGCATCCTAGAAACATTAAAGAAGCATTTGATCATAGAACTGTATCTGTCTTCCCACCTCACTTATTAACAGCACAGGAAAGAAGAATAGAAGATAAAGAATATGGGTATGAGTTCTTAGATATATCTACTGATGCAGAAGGAAAGCCTACAGTTACTAAAAGTAATAAAAGGCCTATAATGGAGTTTCCAGTAAATAAAAAAACAGAAGATAAAAGAGGATGTTTAGTTGTATGGGAAAGACCAATTAAAGATCCGGAGTTTGCTAAAACATACTATGCATCCATTGACCCTGTGTCAGAAGGTAAAACAACTACCTCAGAATCTCTTTGTTCTATCTATGTAATGAAGGCACCCATACAAGTAACAACTATTACAAATGGAGAATCAGAAACATGTATAGAGCAAGATAAAATAGTAGCAGCTTGGTGTGGTAGATACGATGACATTAATCAAACACATAAGCAACTAGAACTTATTATTGAATGGTATAATGCATGGACTGTTGTTGAAAATAACATTTCACTCTTTATTCAATACATGATTCAAAGAAAAAAGCAAAGATATTTAGTTCCAAAAAGTCAAATAATGTTTTTAAAAGATCTCGGATC